GTATGTGAGCCCTGTAATTCCTAACCCCACCCGTTCAACCAAACACGTACCAACACAAACCAACTCTCTCCAATCACACACGAGCTAGCAAGCTATCAACCTGTCATAACCGGCTCAAATTTTCCAAAATTCCCACTTGACACCCTCCCGAATCACATGAGATAATGTCGCTGCAAGCGAAACACACCAACAGCACCCGAAGGGAGGAAACCCAATGCCATACGTAAACAAAATCAAACGTACCATCACCACAAGCGCGTGCCTAGGCCAGTGCGTCAACGAGTACGGGGAATTCGAAGATTTCGTAGACGTAATTCCCCAAGACGTAAGCTGCAACAAGGCCAGTGTCATTCTTCGCAAGAAGTGGCACAACCAGTCGATTGTCATTAACAAAATCGACAAAGAAACCCACGTGTACGAAATGTCCGTGGAAGACTTCATCGCAACAGCCAATCAGATTGAGTAAAGGAGAAACAATCATGGCAGAAGAAATCACCCTCGCAAACGAAACCGCCGCTATCGAAACCACTCGTGAAACTATCTGTTCCGCGCTCGCCTTCGACACTCAGTCACGTATGGGCAAGGTGAAGCTTTTCAACGCGCTTAACAGCGCCGAATCGCTCAATGATTCCCATATTGAGAGCCTTACGCTGCAGGGCATTATCGTTCAGTCCGGCTCTCGCGTTGACTCTACGACCGGCGAAGTATCCCCCGCCAAGTTCACCACTTTCATCACCGAAGACGGCGCGTATTTCTCGCAGTCCGACGGCATCGCGCGTTCGGCTGAAAACCTCGTGGCCGCTTTCGGCGAGGACTTCGCGGACGAGCCGATTACCGTCGAGTTCGGCAGGAAACAGCTTCCGGGTAGCCGTTCCTTGAAGTATTTCAGCGTGGTTCAGTAACATAACGGCACCAAAGGTTGGAGAGTTGAAGGGCTGCAGATAGCAGCCCTTTTTAGTCCGAGGGGCGATACCTATGGCGAACACAGTTGACGTAAGCTTGGACGATATTCGTACATTGCAGAGGCGAACGCGTGATAAGGAATACCGACTACGCAAGCAGGGCGCGTCACAGGAGAGTATCGACAAGGTATCGCCCCGCGAATCATGGGGCAGCGTAAAGGCCATGGCGCCTGCTCAGCGTAGGCGCTATGCCAAGCAGCTCGACCGTTTCAACAAGAAGGGCGCTTATGTCGGCTCGGCTTCCGGCGATGTTATCCCGAAGTCATATATCACGCAGTCGCGCAAGCTTATCAAGGCCCACAATAAGTTCGTCGCGAGCGAGACTAAGCGCATACAAGGCATTGCGCCCGACTTGTGGGAGCAATACCGCGCTCGGCAGATAGGCATTCTCGCGCATGAAGCGTCTATCGGCGGCCTGCTCACGCCAGTCGACGTTCGAAAAATGGTCGCGCCGCGCTCACTCGAGGTAGCCAAGCGGCGCGTAAAGAATTTCGAAGCGCGCAACAAGCGAAAGTTCAGCTTCTATCGTCGAATTCAGCGTGAAAACATGACGGCGATGCTCGACGAGCTCGGGCTATATGATTTGAGCGAGCTTGTGCGCCGCATGAGCAATGACCAATTCGACGTGCTTTCGTCCGTATTGCCTACGTGGGAGGTATTGACGATACATTACGCCGACGTTAGTTCCGGCACCGAGGAATATGCAGACGTTCGTTCGTACGTGTATAAGGCGTCTATGCTCGGCAAGAAGGATTATAAGCGCTCATTGGCCGGTTTGGAACGTAACCGCGCCAAGCGCAACGTCAAGGGTATGGCTCGAGCGTTTTCCGAGTTTGAATAATGCCGTCCGTATTTACCGCCGACTTCGAGACCACCACAGACCCAGACGATTGCCGCGTTTGGGCCTGGGCCGTCTGCGAGGTCGCTAACCCGGACAACATAAAATACGGCAATTCGATTAAGTCTTTCATGAATTGGCTATCCCGAGGAGAGTGCTCCGTGGCCTGGTTCCATAACCTCGGGTTCGATGGAAAGTTTATCATCGACTATTTAATGCGTTGCGGTTACGAGTGGGTGCCCGAGTATCCGCGACGCGGAGAGTTCACGTCTCTCATTTCGAACAAGGGCAAATTCTATCAAATCGAGATTCATTTCCTAAACGGGCAGCGCGTAATTTACCAGGACAGCTTGAAAGTTTTTCCCATGTCGGTGGACAGATTGGGTAAAACCTTCAATACGCCCGAACAAAAGGGCAGCATCGATTATCGGGCGTATCGCGAGCCCGGGCACAAGCTCACGCCGGAAGAGATTGAGTATATTTGCCATGACGTTCAGATACCGGCGCATGCGCTCTATCAGAACTTCGAGCAGGATTTGGAGAAAATGACGATAGGCGCGAACGCTTTCGACTTCTTCAAGAAGCAGCTCGGAAAGAAGAAGTTCAAAGCATGGTTTCCGACGCTTTCGCTCGAAGCCGACGCGGATATACGCAAGTCGTATCGCGGCGGGTTCACTTATGTCGAGCCGAAGTATGCGGGCAAGGTAGTGGGGCCCGGCGTATCAGTGGACTACAATTCGATGTATCCCTCGGTCATGAAGAAGTATCCCTATCCATGCGGCGTGCCGATTCTTTTCGAGGGAGAGTACGAATACGATAGGCAATATCCGCTTTACGTGCAACGAATGGTAGTCGAATTCTCCCTCAAGGAGGATGGAATACCGTGCATTCAGCTCAAGGGCAAGGGTTTCTATGGCCAGCACGAATACGTTCGCGAGACGATTTCGCCGGTCGAGATAACCGTTACTTCGGTCGATTGGGAGATTATGCGGCGCATGTACGATATCGACGTTATCGAGTACGCCGGCGGATACAAGTTCCAGCAGCGCACGGGGATGTTCGATGCGTATATCGACTATTGGGGCCATGTGAAGGAAACGTCGACAGGCGGAATGCGGCAGCTCGCGAAACTGATGCTCAATAACCTTTACGGAAAATTCGCCACGAACCCCGACGTAACTTCGAAACGTCCCGTTATGATTGACGGCACCGTGCATTACGTGCTCGGCGATGCCGAATACCGAGACCCGGTGTATCTTCCGGTAGGAACTTTTTGCACTGCCTATGCCAGGCGAGAATTGCTATTCGCTATCATGGACAATCGCGACCGTTTCGTTTACTGCGATACCGATTCGATGCATCTGCTCGGCACCGAAACGCCTAGCGGCATTCCCATCGACGATAAGGCGCTGTGCAATTGGAAGGTCGAGGGAGAGTTTTCCCGAGCCAAGCATTTGCGTACCAAGGCGTATATTTGGGACTTGAACGGAAAATTCTCGGTGACGTGCGCGGGCATGCCCGATTCGGTGAAGGAGTTGGTTACTTGGGACAATTTCGACTATGGCTTTTCGAACACCGACGAGAACGGCGATATCATTCCAGGCCACGCGAAGCTCATGCCTAAAACCGTCCCCGGCGGCGTGGTTCTGGTTGACAGCGTGTATAGGCTTCATCCATAATGCAGATGCTCGGTGCGTTCTTTTCATGCCGCAGGCGGATAGATGGCGCGACCGCAACCCTAACAGGGACCGCGCCCAGTGGGCACACTTCCATGGGCTAGGGACGTTAGCTGAGCAACCATTGAAACCCCACCCGAAACACGGGATGGGGTTTCGTGCTATTATGTGGCCGTTCATATCGTCGCGAATATGGAGGTGCTAGTATGGACGAAACCCAGGCGGCAGAGACCGAAGCAGAGGAAACCCGCGAAGAGGAAAGCGGAGAACCCGCCGAGGAAGAGGAAGCCCAGGAACAGCAGGAAGTCGAAGAGCATGATTGGGGCGAAGTGGAAAAGCTTCGCGAGCAATTCGCCGCGATGAAAGACGAGCTTGCGGCGGTAAAAGAAGCGCTCGCGACCATTTCCATCGGACGCGAGGATGAGGATACGGACCCCGAGCCGGAAGATTTCGGCGAGGATGGGGAAGCGCTCGACCTCGATTCCATGCTCGGATTGTAAGGAGATACCATGGCAGCAAAATCTAAATTGACAAATGAAGAGGGCCGTTTGAATCTGACCAACGCCCAGATTCTCGATACCGTGCGCAAGTACGCGCCGAACGACTACAAAGAGCGCGTACCCGCTACCACGCAGGGCAGCGTAGCGGCCACGTTGCAGGCTATGAACGCCTATACTCCCAATTGGGACGTGTTTTGGAACGTGTTTCTCGGCCGTATCGGTCGCGTGCAAATCAACGACCGCATGAATTTCACCAACCCTCTCGCGAAGCTCAAGCGTCCTGCGTTGCGCTATGGCCGTACCATTCAGGAAGTGCAGGCGAATCTTATCAAGGCGCGCGCGTACGACGCTAAAGCCGAGAACGTCTTCGGGCGCGAGGGCCGCGAGCCTGATATCCATCAGATTTTCCATACCGAGAATCGTCGCGACAAATACACTATCAATATTCCGATGGAGGACGTTTTGCGCGGTTCGTTCCTCGAGGGCGAATCCATTTCCGCGTTCTTCAATTCGCTCACCGAAGCCCCCATCGCTTCGGCGAACAACGACGAGTATCTACTGATGCGTTCGCTGACAGAGACTTATGACAATCTGTGGGGCTTTTGGAATATTCAGGTCGACGATTTGCACAACCTGGGCAACGACCTGAATACGCAGGTGGAGCGTGGCATCAAGCTCATTCGCGCGATGAATGCGACCTATACCAAGATGAAGTATTTCCGCACCGAGTATTCGCCCGAGGGCCGCAACAAGGGACTTGCGACTAAATCGAACCGCCTTATCGCGATTATCGATGCGGATGTGAACGCCGCGCTAGAAGCCGCCAACATGTCTTTCGCCTTCCACAACGAGGGACAAAAGCTTGTGGCCGACGATATCATCGTTCTCGACGAGCTGCCTATTTCTGGTTGCCAGGCGTTGCTTCTCGATGAAGAATGGTTCCAGGTCGCGGACACTTTGGGCCCGCTTTCCATGGTTTCGCCGATGAACCCCGACAACCTTTCGTATAACACCTTCTATCATATCTGGCAGGTGCTTTCCTACTCCCTCTTCCTCGGAGCCACGATGTTCTCTACCCGTCCCGATTCGGAGATTACGGCCGCGAAGGCTACTTACACGGGCGTTACCCTGAAGGACGCCGCGGGAAACGCTTCCTCCACCATTCAGCCTGGCGAGGAAGTGCAGCTTATCGCCAAGGTCGACGGCACGAATTCGCCCAACCAGGCCGTCGTCTACTCCATCAAGGCGTTCAACGGCCGAGGAGCCGTGCAGACGCTTCCCGCAGAAATGTTCGTTGATTCTAACGGCGTTTTCCATTCGGGCAACTGCCGCGATATCGACAAGGTGACTATTGCCGCGACGTCTGTGGCCGATTCGCAGTACCAGGCGCTTTACACGGTCACCGTCGCAGGCGCTACCTATATGACGGCGCTCAAGGGCGCGGCAGTCAACGTCAAGGTCGGCGCGAACGCTACTTCCGCTTTGACGTGGACGCCTTCGGACGGCACCGATAAGAGCTATGAAGCCTACAGCGCGGACGATTCAATCGCGACCGTCGCGAACGCGGCAGACGATGTTCTCACCGTGTCCGGCATCGCCGAGGGCGCTACCTCTATCATTCTCGTGGCGAAGGGCGGAGACCCGACCGAGCAAAACGTTGTGGCGAAGGTGGAAGTGACCGTTACCGCGTAAGCAATCCGATGGCTTATAATGAGGGCTGTTCGCAAGAACAGCCCTTTTCTTTTAAGGAGGATATATGCCAGACATTCCCCATGTTTTGACGCCGAACACGTGGCCCGTCGGCACCGAAGTCGTTTTGCTGCAGGTTCCGTGGGACGCGAATTACCGAGATATCGTGGTTTGGGACAATCAGCGGCAGCGAGATGATTATTTCGATACGGCTTACGCGGGAGATTCGAAGCGATGGACTTCGGACAAATTCTCATACCTCCCGCCGAATGAGCCCATCAATATCCCCGTTCCGTATTCGGCCGCGTACAAATACAATTACGTGGTAGTGCAAAACCCCATGCAGCCCGTCGAATACGAGGAACAGCCGATACGTCTGTGCTATTTCATCACGTCCGCGAGCTATATCAATCCGCAAACGACGATGATTACCTTGCAGCTCGACGTTATCCAAACCTACCAATTCGGCGTATCTATCGACCGTCTTTTCGCGGTATCGGGGCACGCGGCCATTTCCAACGCGGCCATGAACCAAAGCCTTACCGCTATCACCGGCAACGTCCTGCGCCGATATTGCGATATAGACGAGGGCGTTAGCGTAGGCAATACGTATGCGATTATCGGTAAGGAATGGTTTCCGTTCACCGAGCCGGACAGCGGGGAACTTGGGTGGGTTATCGTCACGTCTACGGCCAATTTGGCCGCCGACCCGGGCACGATTGATTCGCCTAACCTCAACGTCGCCGACGGACAATCGGCGGACGGCTTGCCCTCCGGCTGCAATGTGTATTCCATGCGGCAAACGGTATTCAAGCGATTCATGGAAGCATTGCAGCAGAAGTCGTGGGTAGCCCAATGCATCGTATCGGTCACTACCTTCCCATCGCGCCTTTTGAGCGCCGGCCCAGAAGTCGAGCTTTTCGGAAATTCCGGCGTCATGATGCATTTCATCGGCGATACGGACGCGCTCACAGGCAAACGATATATCGAGATTACCGATATCTACAAGAAGCTCTCCGAATGGGGCTTCGGCCAGGATTACGCGATGCGGCCGTATAAAAAGCTGCTTTGCTATCCGTATTCCGTCGTGGAGCTCACGGCCTATTCGGGCAACTCCGTCTTTTTGCGTCCCGAGCTTTTGTGGGGGAACAAGATTTCGCTTTTGGCCGTGTGCTGCGCCATCGCTCCGTTCGCCCGCGTGGCGATGGTTCCGACGGCGTACAATTGCAACGGCTCCGACGAATCTTTTGAGACGGATACCTATCAATATATCAGGCTAGGCGACGGAAAACCCTCTACCTGCGTTATCGACAGCGGAGACTTCCTCGATACCGCGTTGTGGCTGACCGACTTCCCGCAATTTTCCATTGTCAACAACAATTACATCACGTATATGGCTTCTACCACGAACACGCGCCGGTATCAGTACGCGAATGCGGCCTGGTCGCTCGACAAGTCGAATATGGGAGCGCAGAACGCCTATGGCAATGCCATGCTCGGGGCGGAGAATACCCAGGCGAATTTCAATGCGTCGCCGAACGGGCTCGCCAACGCTATCGGACAGCAGGCCGTTACAGCCCCCGTTATTTCGCAGGACGGAATCGGAGGATGGGCGTCGCCTTCCATCGGCGGCCTCGTAAACGGCGCCCTTGGAAACGCCATGGGCCGAATCGGCGCGAATTCATGGGGTTCGGCGCAGGATATCGTAGGCAACATGACGGGCGCTACGCAGAACGCCAACAACGTCAACCTCGCTCGGCAGGTAGCCGGCAACAATTTGAGCCTCGCCAACCAGGTTAATCAGGGCGATTACGAGAATGCCATCCGCGGAATCAATGCCGCCTACCAAGACGCCCAGCTCACGCCGCCATCCACGGCGGGACAGCTCGGCGGCAACGGTTTCCTCTGGAAGAATGGGCTTTCTGGGTTCGGCATCGTGTATAAGCAGGCATACGGCGCCGCATTCCAAGGCGCGTGCGACTATATGCTTCGGTATGGAAACCAGATTCACCGATACATCAATATCAATGGCGGAATGGCAAAGCTTAAAGTCATGAAGAAGTTCTCATATTGGAAAGCGTCGGAAACGTATATCGACTGCGCCAAGGCCAATGAAGCGGAGAAAGACGTCATTCGCGGCATCCTCGAACGCGGCGTGACCGTTTGGGGCAACCCCGACGATATAAACCATACCGAGCTACGTCCGGCCGACCAAGCCGAGTACAACGCGCCGCTGTATAATATCTCGTATTGATGAAAGGAGAGCGAATGACACCAGCAATTTTCGACCCATCCGAATTCGTTCCGCCTGATGTCGCCTGTTTCGGAAAACGCTATGTGAAGCGTTGGCAAGCCTCGGTGAAGCAATACCGCACATACGACTATTGGCGGCAGTTGTTTTGGACTGCCGCGATTTCCCGCTTCGAATGGAGCGGACTGCCCGAGGGCATGGACGCGCGATACCTCGAAACGCTTCTTTGCGGTTGGGGAAGCTTCGCCGCTACCAAGCGCTCGACTTCCGGCATCATGACGTATTGGGCGGGGCGCATGACGCCCGTAGGCAACCTAGATTTGTACAGAAACCCGAATACGATCGATATCTACAGCCCCAACGGCAACCGCCAGCGCCGCCATTGCAACTATTGGTTCGACCGCTCGGGCTCGAACCAATACGGCAAGAAATGCGAGCTCATGCACCCCGATGCCGTAATCTGTTGGGACAACCTGGCGCGGTTTCCCATCCTGCAGCTTTTGGATAGGCAGGCGCAGCGCTTGGCCGACATGGATACGACCGTGGACCAGCACGTGAGGGCGATGCGCGTTCCGTACGTTATAAGCGTGGACGAGTATTCGAAGAAGCAAGCCCAGGATATGTACAATCGAATAGATTCGGGGCAGCCGGCCATATTCATGAACGCGAGCGGAATGCAGGCGGTGAACATCCAAGTGCTGCAGACCATGAACAAGGCCGCGTACGCGGGTTCGGATATCTTGAACGACGAGCTTAAAATCGTGTCTGCCGTGTATACCATGCTCGGAATCGACAACAATGCGGCGGCCGAGAAAAAGGAGCGCGTGCAGACCGCCGAGACGCTGGCGAATAATGAGCAATTCACGATTCAGCGCAATTCGTTTTTGAAGCCGCGCAAGGAGTTCTGCAGGAAGATAAACGACATGTACGGCTGGAATTGCGATGTTAAATGGAGCGTCCCGCATATGCCGCAGACCGACGATTCATGGCCCATAGCGCAAGGTTCCCAATTCTTGGACAGCGGAGGGGTTATTCAACCTTCTAAGGAGGCCATGAATGCTAACGTTTAACAACAACGACTTCACGACGCTTGAGGAGCACCAGTACACGCTGCGCGATATAACGGACTCCTTGGGCTACGATTGGGGGATGCGGGACTATCCCATTTTCGATGAAGCGTATCGCGAAAAGCTCAACCGCGCGATTTGGAATCACTTCGCCTACCGCCGAATCGCGAGCGACACGCCCGCTATGTTCATTTTCTACCTCAATAGGCGCATGAATGAACAGATGCCCAATTACAACAAGGTGTATGAGCTCGTGCGCAAGGAGCAATTCAATCCGTTCGCCACGGCGCAAGGGTGGAACGACAGCGAGAGCGAGGGAAGCTCGACAGGCGTCGGCGTCGCGACGGCTTCGAGCACTCCCCAGGTTTTCTTGAACAACCCGGACGGCGAACAATACCTCACGGGACTCAACAAGCAGACGAACGACGGAAGCCAAAAGGGAACGTCCAAGGCGCATTACGAGAATATCTCGGGCAGCGTGGGCAATGCCGTCTATGATATGATGGCATCGAGTTTCGTGGCAACGGACAACCTCGTTTTCGCATCGTTGGAGCCGCTGTTCATGCAGACTTGGGACGATTTGCCGATGTAAGGAGGAAAGGTGCAGAAGCACGATTTGGTATACCAACGAATCAAGCTCGAAAGCCAGGTCGATTACATTTCGAGCGAAGCCCAGCGGGCCATGGATATGGACGATGCGCCGATGTATAAGGCTCTCCATCAGCTCCATCTGAGCCTTATGGCCTGCCTGGCGGAAGTGGCGGAAGCCGTCGACATTCTAGAGAAGCGAGAGGAGTTGAAGTGACATGTACGCGCCTTATGGGTTCACGGCTCTCACGGGCCAGAACGCTGCTAGCACGCAGGCGAAGAACATGCAGCCTAGCATGCCTGGGTATACGGGGCTTGATTCGATGACGTTCGACCAGATGCGCACGCCCGAAGACCAGATACATTGGCTGTATCTGTATGCGTCGACGCTCGACATGAACACGATCGACGCCGATACGGCGCAAGCCATGATTGACGCTTCCGCGGAAGCCCTCAAAGCGTACGCGGATTCGCAGGACGCCGGTATCAAGGCGGACGTCGATACCAAGTACAACTACCTGCTTCGGCTTATCAACCAGCTCGCAGAATTCCCCGGCACGACGTTCGACCCGACGTATGGCGATATCAGGCAAATTAAAATAGTCTGCGAACGCGTCTACGATTTCGACCGAATCTTCGCAAGCCCCGCCGGCGAATACGACGCGAAGAAGCTTACGGCGGCAGGCTACGACGGATTGGGCGTGGAAGCTCGCGAGTACGACGTGGCTTTCGCGCTTATCACGTATGAGGAGGAACAATGACGAGAGCAGTAGGAAACGGCTTGATTAAGACCCTGGCAGACGCAATCGGCAGGGGCGAAGCAGGAAAGCCGGCGAAGCAGGCCGCGGGGCTTTCAACCGATATGACGAATATCAAGACGCCCGATAAAGGCTCGGGGCTGATGTTCGACCCCGACACGGGAAAGCTCTATATCCCATGCGGAAACGGCGTGACCGTGAACGAAAACACGGGGATGCTGGAAGTCCCCATCGGCGAGCGCCTTCGCTAGACGGCGGCGCCCTCGACGTTCCCGACGCGGACGGGAACACGGCAGGCGTAGCGAAGCCGACGCGCGAGGCGAGCAACCGAGACGATGGCGAATGGGCCGTCACGGCCGATGGGGTGTATGCATACGCGCCCGACAAAAAGAGCGTTGACGAATTTCTATCCCCGATTACGCCTGGATTGATTGCCGTAAAGAACGGCGCGACTATCTATACGACGTATGGATGCGATACTCGTAGCCGGCAATGAAATGCGCGAAATCGTAAATCTCGGCTATTTTTAATTCCGGCCTTGTTCCCGATTATGCCGTGAATCGTGAATCGAAATTCTATTATTTATCCCCAGCTGATTGTTTTAAGGAGTAAAAATGCCTCACACGAATGAAACCCTCAATTACAAACTGCCGCAGTTCGCGGACACCGACCAGCCCACGTGGCTCGGCGATTTCAACGGCGCGATGAACAGCATCGACACCGCTATCGCGAGTGTCGGCGCAAATGTCTCTACCGCGTTGTCGGCAGCGAACAACGCGGTGAACCGCGTCGACCGAGTCGAAACCGCTATGGCCGACGTGCAGACGACCGCCAACAACGCCTATTCGCTTTCAGCTACCAATGAGAAAAAAATCGGCACGCTCGACGGTCAGGTGTCTCAGCTGGAAACTCAGCTGGAAACGAAATTCCCGCTCACCTCCGAGAGCCTGGCCAATGGCGCCGTCACTGCGCCGAAACTCGACCGAACAGCTATCGCCGCGATGTGGGCCGGCCTTACAGTGCGAAGGTTCGATAGCGCTCATTCCGATGCGGACAATGAAGGCATGAAGGTTCCCACCGACGGTTCCATGCATGGGTTCTATATCGAAGAGCTGGGTTTGCTCGTCATTAACGGGATGCAAAACACTTATAGCGATGCCCCAAGCGCTTTGTTCACTCTTCCGAGCTATGTGCCGAACAATGCCGTGACCGGCGTCGTTGCAGACGCCGCAGTCATCGTTTGGAACAACACCGACAACTTCAAAACCTGGACGAGCCTATACGCGACAGGCTCAACCCGACAGCTAGCTTTGCAAACTAATCCGTCTGCAGGCGATACGTTCTCGCTCATGGGTTCCGTCGTCCTGTATATGGGCGCCAACGCCGGCGTTTCGCTGAATACGCGAAACGCTTATCGCGTCATGAATGCGACGGTAGACTAAATGAAGCTGTTGCACATATCAGACACGCACGGGTATTCCGAAGGCGCGGCAGACGCATTTGCTATTGCCCGTGAAATGACTCTACCGATGGTGCACACCGGCGATATGGTTTATGATTACTTCCAGGAAGATGTAAGCTATCTCGACATGCCGAACCTGTGGCCGGTGATAGGAAACCATGATGCAATCAACCTATCCGGCACTCATCCTTCCGGCTATGACTGGCACGACAAACCTTCGCAGACCGAGTTGCGCGCGAAGTTTTTCGACCCGTACCCAGGGCGTGGGCTAATCTTTCCGACAGAAACGGCTACCTGGTGGCATAAGGACGTGGAAGGATGCCGAATCATCGGACTGGATGTTACCGCGATTGGAAACGACTTGACGAGCGAACTCGATTGGCTTCGCGATACGCTCGACAATACGCCTACTCTAGTGTTGAGCCATATCGGCCCGCGAGACCTGGACTATACAAACGACGGCTTCACTTGCGCCGCGTATTGGCGCAACGACGGGTGGTATAACCACAGCACGGATAACGATTACCCCGGCATCGCCCAGCTCAGCGATATCGTATTCGCGCACGCAGAACGCTCGGGCACGCCATGCGCGATGCTGTGCGGACACGAGCACGCCGACGGAGCAACAGTTCACCGCGGCGTGCCGGTGATAACCATCGGCTGCATTTACCAGGACAATTACAACAACGTCTATCGAAGCGAAACCGCAAACACGGCGCGAACTGTGACCAACCTGGTCGCATTCGATGGCATGGGGCTTACCGTGCAACGCCTTGGAGCCGACAGCCGAACTACAGGCGGCCGAGCTAAACTGTGGGCGTATAGCTATGTCGAGAAACGCGTGACCGCGATAGTTTCGAGGTGAATGCGTTGAGATTCATCGACATATCGAACTGGCAGGGAGGCATCGACCTCCCTGCCCTTCTCGCCAATGCGGATGCCGTAATATGCAAGGCTACCGAGGGCACGACGTTCGTCGACCCGTACTGCGATGGATGGGTTCAGCAATGCATCGACGCCGGCAAGCCTTGGGGCTTCTACCATTTCGCCGGCAGCGGCAGCGCGGGCGAGGAAGCGGCATTCTTCGTCCGCAACTGCCTAGGGTATTTCAGCGAGGGAATACCTATCCTCGACTGGGAGGGAAACCAGAACGTCGGATGGGTGAACGCTTTCGTGCGGCGCGTGCATGAGCTTACCGGCGTTTGGCCGTGGATATACGGCAACCCGTGGCGATTCGGCAAAGGCGAAGTCGAACCGAACTGCGCCAGATGGGTAGCAGAGTACCCGGCCGTTACTTCCCCGAGTTTCGAGCAGGCCGAAAGCTGGGAATGCCCAGAAGCCGAGGGCAATGTAGTGGCCTGGCAATTCTGCTCGGATGGACGCGTGGGCGGGTACAATGGAAACCTGGACTTATCGCTGTTCTATGGAACCGAGAATCAGTGGAGGGCTTATGCGCTGGGAGATAATAGCGAAACCGATAGCGGGGGCGCTGACGCCGGCGCGGATTCTTATGTATCCACGCTAGAGAATGACGAATACAGAATCACGATTGAAAGGAAATGATATGGACTGGCATATCGCGGCTTTCACGCTGGGGTTCATCGCCATGGATTTGCTAACGGGCTTCGCGCAGGCCGTCGCCAACAAAACAGTCAGCTCGACGAAAATGCGGGACGGACTTTGGCACAAGTGCGGATTCGCGATGACCATGCTTTTGGCGGCGCTGATTGAATGGGCTATGCGCTACATCGATTTGGGGTTCACGCTACCGCTGTTCGTGCCCGTGTGCGTGTTCATCATGCTAACCGAAATCGTGAGCATCTTCGAGAATATCTGCAAGCTCAGTCCTGAGCTCGCAGGCTCGAAGCTTGCGCAGCTTTTCAAAATTGACGTAAAATAGAGCAGTCGGATACCGACGACTATTATCCATGAACCCGCAGGAATCTGGTAAGCACTGCGGGTTCGCTTGTATTTGGAGGCGAAATGGCCTGGACCAAAGAGCAACGGCAATATACCGAGTACGTAATATGCACGGTCGAATCGGGATGCGACTACGCGAGCGTGAACATGAGCGACCCTATCACGCTCGGCATAGGCCAGTTTTACGGCGCGAACGCGTGCTCGCTGATGGAAAAGCTCAAAGCAGATGCGCCGGAAAGCTACGCGAAGTTGAGCAGCCGACTGCGTAATGCGGTGGACGCCCATCCTTCGAGCGAGTGGGATTGGTGGAGCGGCTTTTACCTTTACAACGACGATGCGAACTCGTGGGTGGCTTCTGCGCAGGACGCGGCGAACCATAAGGTGCAAGACGAGTTTTTCATGAATTGGGTATTCGGCGCGGGCGGCGCTTTCTCGACGCTCGAAGGGTGGGGCATGGACACGAGCAGGGTTAAGGAAACCATCTTCATGCTGACCGTGTACCACCAACGGCCGGCGAGCGCGAACCAGATTTTGGCGAACATCGGCGGAAACAGAAGCCTCGGCGAGTACCTATCGGCCACGCTCAACACGTGGCCCGTGTCGGGATACTCGAACCGATACAACAAGGCATACGGCCTGCTCGATTCGTGGGACGGAACGTCCGCGCCGCCCGACTTCGGTCAAAGCGACTACACGCCCGGCAACAATCCCGACACCAACGGCCAGGTTTCGAGCGGCGTGAGCCGTATCGAGCTGGCTGGAAACGACCTTATCGTATACGGCAAGATGGGCAACGGCGACAAGCTTATTTGCCACAATACGGGCAACGGCGTATGGCTCCCGCTTCGCAATGCATCGGCTCCCGAATATCCCGGCACTGGCGGCGGCGGCGCGACAGGAGGCGGCACCGAGGAATTCAAGAAGATGAAATCCCTATGGGAAGCCAACAAAGGCAAGTTCCAATACGCCCAAAGCGCAGGACGATTGGAGCCTGACGTGAGCGGCTTCACGGACTGCTCGGCTTGCATTTGGTGGGCGGCGAACAAAGTGACCGACGGCAAATACAATTGGCTCGGCACGTCAACGTACACGATGCGCACGACCGCGACCAAGATATGCGACGGCATCCAACGAGACCTCATGAAGCCTGGAGACTTGATTCTCATGTACAACCAGTACGGCGAACACGTGGGGTGGTACTGGGGCGATGGGGTCGCGTGGGGCGCAGGCTCCGCGCCATGCCCCAAGGTGGAAGCCGACCCGGTGGAGGATTATAATAACTGGGGTTGGGGTTTGATGATTTACAGATTTTTGGAGGACTGATGAGTGGCATCCCTAAATGGGCCCGATGGGACCCGAGCAACTTGATGGGCGCGAAATGCCCTGTGCGCCTTTGCACGGGGCCGCGAAGCCTGGGCAAAACGTACGCCATGAAGAAGCAGGGAATAAAACGATACCTCGAAAAGGGCGAGACGTGGGCTTACATCCGCTACAATGACGCTATGATTGACCGAATCTTGCGAAGCCCGGAGGGCTTCTTGTCGGATATCGAGAGGAATAATGAGTTCCCCGGTTACACGTTCCGAATGAACGGCCGAATGATGCAGGTTTCGAAGAAGCCCGCGAACGCTGCCGAGAAGTGGAAACCGAAGTGGGAAAACCTGGGGCAGATGTATGCGCTTACCTCGTTCGATTCATACAAAGGCACCACGGCCGCAAATTGCACGCTCATGGTGTTAGACGAGTTCATTAAGGAAAAGAAGAACGTACCCTATCCCTCGGGCTGCGTCGATATGCTCATGAACATCTGGGAGACGTTCGACCGCCGAGAGAACCGCGTTATCCTGGTTTGCCTTGCGAACAATGCCGACCTGGTTAATCCGTTGTTCCAAGCATGGGGCATCACGCCGATTCCCAAAGGCTCTACACGGTATTTCAAAGTAGGAAACAGCCACGTCTATTACGAAAACGCTTTCTGCGAAGAGTTCGAGAAGTATTCGGCCCAGTCCAATATCGGCATGTTCACGGCAGGCTCGGACTATGCCGAGTACGCCCAGCAAAGCGAGTTCACCAACGCCACGGGGCTGTTCGTGAAGAAGCGTCCAAAAGGATGCGACTGCATCGTGGCCATGAAGTTCAAGGGAATTCCCTTTGCAGTCTGGCAGGACTTCCATACGGGCACCGTCTTCATTGACCGACAGCCTCCGCAGAATAAGGCCATCGCCGTTCTAACGCGGCATGATATGACGCCAGACACCCGTCTAATCGAGCGCACGGCCCCGCTTATTAAGTTCGCCATGAGAAGCTACTCCCAAGGCGAATGCTACTTCGACAGCGACGCAACGCGCGAAATCTGGTTGGATATGCTTGTTATGTGCGGATTGAAATAAGAAAGTCCGTCGCTAGACGGGCTTTCCTTTCTAAAGTTTCAAAAAACTCGTGCTTCATTGTCGTAAAGCGACGTTTCTCGTATTCTGCGAGATATTCTTCGCGAATCTTATCCAGGCGTTCCCAAATTTCATCAGCGGTTGCGCCAGACGTGCGAAGTTCGTATGACGCATGCGAAATTATGCCTGAATAACGCGCTTCTAGTTCATCAAATTCGTCAAAATTTTCCATGCTTCTACTCCGAACTCAAAACGTCGCCTTCTACATATACGCGATAAAGATTATCTAGGGCGGCCGCCTTGCACGCGTTTATGGCGTCGCCGATATCCTCAAACCCAAAATCGAATGAAATCAAAACGCCCTCTTCTCCCTTAGTTAGAACGTAACCGTACATACGAGCGTATGCGCGTGCAAACCGGGGGTCTATTTCGGATTTTTCTTCCTTCGCCTCTCCAGTCTTGACCGAAATAATTTGGCCTGAAAAAGCGTTTTCTACACGCAACTCGCGTTCTACGGTCATTTTCATATCAGCATTTCCTTTCTATCGCCACTACCTGGCTCGGATGTATCACCCGATTATGGCCGTTGCTTCTAACCGCGTACTTGTCTCTGGTTAAGCCCGTTACAGTGCCTTGGGCTATCTCATACCACGTCATTCGATACGAGTGCTGCGGCACGAGCCAGTATATTCGGCCCCCGACTATATGGTCGTCGTCCGTCTGGATGAACGTGCAAGTTCGAAACTCATGGATAACTTTCTTCCACAGAGTCGAGCGTTCTACTGGGTTCGTCGCCATGGAAAACTCTGCCAGGTATTTGTTCACGATGGCCGAACGTTCGGCTGGTAGAATGATTTGATGGACCATGATATAGCCTTTCTATTCGAGCGTGTCTTTAATGAGCATGAGCAGTACCACAGCTGCAGCGGCTAGCGCAAACAAATACGCAGTAAAGAACTTCCATCGGTTTCCTTTCTAAACAGCGGCCATACAGAGGAAGAAAAACGCTAGAACGATTAGTTTTGTGTTTTCGGTTTTCCAAAACCTGGCGACGGCCGCCAGAAAGAGGATAAGAAAAAGTGTTTGAAGTAGTTGCATGCGACTAATCCTCTTCGAGTTCCAACGCCTGAACCGACATACGTATATCTTCGTCAAGGTCAAATGAAGGAGTCGGCGTAAAATCAACGGCAACGGCTTCACGGCTACCGTTGTAATAAGTTACAACTGCATGAGGAC